TGCTTCGTTGTCATATAGCGCTAGTTTAAAAGCATTCCCCGTCGTAGCCGTAAAATTGTGTAGGCCTTTCAGGATCTCCACTTTGAAACTGTTGCATACAGCTTGAGTAATTGCCATAATAATCTCCTATGGGTTCCTAGACTCGAGAGGGATACGAATAACGCCATCTCGAAATTCGTCTCTACGATCACGCCCCATCTCATATGCGGCTAGATCAGATACAGACTGATTATACATTTTATCATAGTATTGTATCATATCTGCTGGACCTTTCAAGTATCCAAGTGCTTCAATAATACAACCATATAATAGCACGTTTGGAGCGTTCTGACTTACCCAATTTGATGTTGTTGTACTGGATAATACAGGTGGCTTGTACGTGTATGCGAGCTCTACAGTTAATGCAGCGTTCGGGGTCGGTGCCAACATATGAGTGTCTTGGTCATAATCTGCATAATACTTAGGTGTACCAGCAGCCGTAGACGTTCTATTTGGCGCATATTCGTTCATAAACGAAATATCTTTTTGTATCAAGAAAGTTCTATTGTCTGAACCATCTATTAATTGTAAATATCGTGTAGCTTCCCAATCACCTGGTAAAGGTAGGAAAGGATTATTTACTGTGAGTGTAGCAGTATCATATCTTCTATAATAATTTAAATCTACCTTTCTTCTTAGCTTATCCTCAGTTGAATTAATAAATGATTGTATTATTGCATCACTTAATACAGATGAGTCAGTTTCTGTGTAGTTTCTTACATTAGATAATAAATCAGAATAATCGGTCATGACACGCTCACTGTAACATTACCAACGTTAGATAGCAACCTTGTAGGTTTCTTTGGAGCTTGTAATTCTAAAGGCATCATGCTTTTTGTAGTTATAGTAAAAGTTGAACCGTCCGCTCTAGTGTGAGTTACAACTTGATCGGCAGTTTCAAATTGATTAGCTTGTAAACCAAATCCTAAGCCATCATAGGGTGCATCAGATCCATCTGGTTTTACAACAGTTCTACCTGCATTTATAGGACCATTAGCACCACCTACAAAAACTCTTGATACTGCAATTTGACCTTTAGCATTTTGTAATGCTTGTGGATCATTTACTATAGGTAATGGCTCTAGTTGTGGTTGTTTTGGTTCAAATTCAGATATGTGAACTGTGGAACCATTCCATTCTTTAACCATCTCATTGTATGGAAAAGCCATACCAGATCTATCTGATATTCTTTTTGCAAATTTACCTGAAGCATATTTACCCATTTACACTCCGGGTAAATAAGTTTTAGGTGTTAAGAATAAACTTGTTCTTTCACCATCTTGATCTGCTGCACGTTGAAATTCATCTTCATAAACTTGTTTTAAAAGTTGAATTCTATCTGGTGCTTTTTTCATAGCTATGTAATAAGCTAATCCAGCAGTTAAACATGGAAGAAAACGAAAAGGAATCTCAGTATTATTTGTGTAAGCCCCAGAGTCCTTCATCCGAACAAGAGCATAATATACTAGAGTGTACGTTGTATCTGCAGCAGGATATAGAAATAGCTTTGGGTTTATCGTACGTTCGAAATAGTATTGACTTGGTCTTCCGCTGGTTGTTTTAACTGCATAGTTTAAATAAGTAGATCTGCTTATTGATGAAGCAGAAAAATCATTGCTACTTGAATCTCTAATAACAACGTCTGTAATATCAACAATTTGTTGAGCAGCTTCTGCACCAGAACCAAATAAATTTGCACCACTTAAATCTGTTGTTCCTTGAGCTATTGTTTTTTCTTGTAATTGTATTGTCCATAAATTTAATCCTCTGTTAGCCCACTCAGCTAACATAAGATTAATAGAACGACGTGCAGTCTTTATGTCGTATCCACTACGAGTTTGTAGACCGCACCGTTCAAATGCCTCTTCTGCTATATCATCTATAGACAGATCAAAATTTGCTGTTGAAGAATAAGTTGGCATTTACTTCTTCTTCATCATGCCACCACCTCTTTTTTTAATGGCACCTCCACGTTTCATGGCTTGTTTCTTTTTTCCCATCATGCCGCCACCCATCATTTTTTGCATCATCATGCCACCGCCACGTTTTTTAACAGCGCCACCACGTTTCATTGCTTGTTTTTTCTTACCCTTCATATTGACCTCCGAATATTCGTTTATAGGTTTTTTGTCTAGACACCACAACGTCTTGATAGTATCCAGTTGGCCACAACTTATAGTAACCAATTCTGTGTAATTTATCAGAAGCTTCTTGTAATTGCGAGAACTTTTGTGCCAACATCATGGAATATTCTAAGTCACTTTCTACAGTAGGGGCGTCCCCATTTGGAGTGACAAGAAACTCTTGTTCCTCTTCGTTTGCTGGATTGAGGGGATGAAAACCCATAAAATATATATCTTTTTTATTATACCAAGTATTGTATGCATCTATTGTCTCTTGAAAATCCTCTAGCGAATAGTTAAAGTATGGATCACAAAATATCAATATCTCATGAACAGAAAAATCTAACTGCTTTAATTGAAAATTTAGTTCTGCTTTATATTGCTTATATTTTCTTTTTACCTCAACGAGAACTTTATCGTCTTTCCAAGTTTTCTTGGCAAAAGGACAAGCTGGGAAACCACCTAAATGTTTATTAGGTATTTCAAGAAAATGCTCTGACCATTTACGTACGTCTTTTTTTACGTCCTCTTCTAATGGCATCTTTTCCCTTTCTAAAAATACTAGCTACTTGTGATTTACCCATAACCTTTGCTCTTTGCTCACCAACTGTTAAGATCTGAATTTTTCTAGCAAACGGCTTATTAACTTTTTTAACTTTTGCGACAGTTTTTCTGGCATCAGTAGGAGTAGCAAACTTAATCCCCACAGTATCACGTGGATTTTCGTCAGTATAGAGACGTCTTCCACTACCTTTTGGTTTTTTTCCTGTGCCTATTTTTGGATCTTTTTTCTTTGGCATTATCTGACACCAATAAATTTCATTCCTCTCACAGCCATTCCTCCACCCGCAGCTTTAGCAAATGTTTTTACGTTAGTTGGTTTTCCTCCAACACCTTGTGCTTTTGATCTTTTTCTAGAGACAGCTGATCGTCTTTGACTTTCGCTCATTCGTCTGGCTTTTGCTAATGGCACACATTTAGGATATTTTCTTTTTGCATCTTTCTTTTGTTTAGACCTACCACATTTAGCAAAGCCTCCACCCTTTTTCTTGGAACCTATGTCAACCCAGTTTTGTTTAAACCATTTTTTTAAACCACTCTCGGCCATTATCTTTTCTTAGTTTTTTTTCTTTTCTTTGCCATAATAGCACCACACCCTCTTGCAATACCACCTTTATTAAACTGAGAAACTTTTTTTCTTTGCTGAGATATTTTATTAAAATCTACAACTTCTCCCCCCATGGCCTTTGGTTTTGGTCCTCTGAAATCTTTTCTTTTTACACCACTAGGATCTTTAATTTTACCAGCACAAACTTTAGAAGCATACGCATTTGCATACGCACTAGGATAAACTTTAAATTTTCTTTTAGCTGCGGCTTTTCCTCTTGGGCATAATTTAGTCATTATTTTTTCCTCGCTGTTTTTTTGGCTCTTTTAAAATCAGATGATTTTGGTGCGCCTTTAGCACCTTTCTTACGCATCTTGCCACCACGCTTTCTTTTAGCATGTATGTTAGCATATAGTCCTTTTCTCATCCTTGACCTCTATATTTAACGTATTGACGTCTCTTGTTTTTGTTCTTTGGCCTACTGCGTGGAGAACGCCCTATACTAGTCCTTTTTTTGATAGGTGTAAAGTATTCGTTAGTGGGCGGTTTCGCCATAATTACATTTGTGATAAAGGATTTTCTAATGCAGATTTTATCCTTTTATCTATTTTTTCTTCTAGTTCAGTCATGGCTGATTGAATCTTATCCGATAATAATTGCATGTCTTCCTGAATGTCCTTCGTGGTATCTCTTAACTCCTGGTTGGTTTCTCTCGAATCTTCTTTAACTAATTGCTCAACATCATTTACAATTTTCTCAACTCTTCTAACATCTTGTCGTAAATCATTTTTCAATTCGTTAGCCACATCAGCCACAAGTCTAATTTCTTGCATCATCATTTCCATTTCAGACATAAGCATTTCTACTTCTGTTTGTATAAGATCAGTCTTACTATCCATCTCTTCTTTCATAACAGCAATATCTTTATCAAAGCCAGAAAGATCTGGTGCTACGTATTCTTGTATCTGTTCTTTCATTGTGAGATAATCTTTGTAAAATTCAAAGCCACCCCATAGTGCTCCACCAGCTGTAGTTAAAGCTGTAAGTATGACAAATATCTTGCCACCTTTAAATTTTATTCCGCCTGGTAATTCTACTTCTGCCATTGTAACTCTATCATATCATTCATCATACCGTCACTACCACCAAATAAATACCACTGCGCTATATTGTTATTTTGTATGTCTGCATCTGGTATCATATAGTCAGTAAAGAAATCCAATCGATCCTCCAATTGTTTTTGTGATTCAAAAAAAGATTTTGTATCTCCTAATACTTGCATCACGATTAATGTTTTTAACTGATTTGTTGAGTCATATCTACCTTTATCACCCATCTTCTTTACAATTTTCTTCGCAGCTTTTTCTTTCTTTGACTCAGGTTTTTTTACAGGTTTCTCTTCGGCTTCACCCTTATCTTCTGGTTCTTCCATATCTTCTGGTTGCTCCTCATCTGCCTCAGTCTCTTGAACGCTCTCTTTCGACTCAGGCTCCTCTTCCGCATCAGCTTCAGGCTCTGTAGCATCTTCTTCAGTAGACTCATCCACGGATTCTGGCTCAGCTTCAACTTCGGATTCAGACTCTGGTTTTGGTTCTGGTTCATTTACTGTCTCCTCCATTTCTGGTTCAGCTTCTACTTCTGGCTCTATTGTATCTGGTTCTGGTGCAACTTCAATCTCTTCTGTCATTTCTGGCTTAGGTGCTGGTATTTCTAACTCTAATTCCATCTCCATTTCCATCTCTACTTCAACAACGGCCACCTCTATTTCAGGCATTTCTATATCCATTTCTGGTAGCTCCATTTCAAAATCCATCTCAAAACTAGGCATTTCCATTTCCATCTCTACAGTTTCGTAAGATACCTCCATGTCTGGTTCATCAAACTCTGGTTCAAAGAACATGTCATCTCCCGGTGATTCAGGAACAACAATATCATTATGATCAAATATATTTTCTACGATATCTATAACTTCTGTTTCTGTACTACCACCATAAGCTACCCACATCTCAACAGATGTAATTGATTGTGTGACTATTGTTGATACTACATTGTATAATACATTTATGGTTACATCATCAAAGAGTGGCCCTATTGCTAAATTAATATCACGCCCACCTACTTCAATTACAAGTGTTGTAATTGTACCACTA